GACTTTAGCGACAGCTGCAGTGTAGTGATCGCCTCAGTGATATCCTTTTCACTGGCGTTATCATTCAGCCCAAGCAAGGCTGTTATCTTTGTCAATTCCATACTTTCCGATTTATGTTTGTTATTTATTTTACGCAATTCATTGACTGACGCTCCATTTGACAGACGCAGTATCACCGCATCCCGGTCACCTGGTATATTGGTCATAGACACCTCCAGCAGTTCAGTCTCCAGCACAGTCTCATATACTTGTCCCTGTTCGATATGTTCTGCTTCCATAGATGTCAGCAGTGGTGCATGTCCCATACTGCACGATGAGATATAACCATTCATATATTTATGTGCCACCATCGCTCCCAATGGATCCATCATATCAAATTCAGGTACTCCCGTCAGTGCCTCACGGCCTTCTACTTCCTCCAGACGCAGTTCTGTCATCTTACCGATCGATAGTACAGCGCCATTGTGATGTACCAGTAGTACCGGATTTTTGCTGTACGATTCTGTACGTATGCCCGATGCTACTACCTTATATCCATTCCGGTTGACACGACCGCTACATATTACTATTCGATTCATATATTATACTAATACGATGCAAATATGTACGCTTTTTTTATAAAAATAAAATGCTTTTTATTAGTTGTTTATATTGATTATCAATCTATTAACAATAGTTATCGGTTTATATTTATACTATTAAAAATTAAGATATTAACCTCATTTTTGCCTCATGGATAAGAAATCAGCAGCAGAAGTATTGTACAGAGAAGGCTATAATCAGACCGATATCAGCAAGATACTCGACGTATCTAATAATACACTGAGCAAATGGGCACGTTCCGCCAACTGGCGCGAAAAGAAGATCAGCGACGACCTCCTTCAGGATTCCTCTGTACAACGTATACTCAAACTCATAGACTACCAGACCAAAGCACTCGAAAGGCGCATACAGTCCTGGATAGATGAAGACACACAATCCACCAAGCTCATAGAGCGAGGCGATATCGATGCACTACAGAAGCTTTTTACCACCATACGACAGGATGCCAAAAAATTTACACACTACATTCAGGTCACACAGGAGCTCATGCAGTTTATACAACATATAGACCTCGAACTGGCACAGAGACTTACCGAACCGGCTGATAGATTCCTTAACGAAAAACGCAAATTGTTCTAATATGAATAAATTGTCATCCATCGACAAAAAAGCATACCAGGACTGGCTCAGCCTATGCGAGCAGATAAGGACAGCCACGCCAGTCACCATCGAAGACCAATCCACCAAAGATACTCGTATAGCTGCCTTACGTCAGGATTTTGAAGCCTTCGCCAAATACTACTTTCCACACTACTTAGATAGTGACTTCGCATGGTTTCATAAGAAAGCAGCCAAAGATATCTATAATGATACCAATATATTTGCCGTCCTCGAATGGCCACGCGAACACGCCAAATCTGTTTTTGCAGATATATTCATACCGCTATTTCTCTATGCCAATAATCAGCTATCCGGCGTAGTCATCTCCAGTGCCAATGAGACCAAAGCTAAAATACTACTCGGCGACCTCCAGGCCGAGTTCGTATCCAATAATCGATGGATCAGCGACTACGGCGAACTGGCTAAGATAGGTGACTGGCAGGACGGCGCATTCTCCACCAATGACGGTATCGGATTCTGGGCTCTCGGTCGCGGACAGTCACCCAGAGGTATACGCAAAGGTGCCAACAGACCCAACTATGCAGTAGTAGACGATATCGACGATAAAATCATCGTACGCAATCCGCAGCGCGTCAAAGAGACCGTCGACTGGATCATAGAAGACCTGTTCGGTGCGCTGTCCATCAAAGCTTCACGTATCATCATCGTCGGCAACCGTATACACAAGGCTTCCATACTCGCACACATGGTAGGAGATGTCAATACCGGAGATCCTAAGATACCTGGAAGATACCACCTGAAAGTATTCGCCTTTGAAAAAACCACCACCCATACCAAAGCTGACCACATCACCGGAAGACCAGCCTGGAAAGAAAGATATACCCCCAAAATGCTCATCGACAAAATGACTAAAATGGGGCATCGATCCGCAAGACGAGAGTACTTCCACGAACATCACGAAGAAGGGAACGTATTCAAAAACCAATGGATAGAATATACCAAACCCATAGCTACATCACGATATACCAATATAGTCATATACTGTGACCCCTCATTCAAGGATACCGAAAAGTCAGACTATAAAGCCATCATCACCGTCGGTGCTCATAATGGCAAGTACCATATTATAGATACATGGGTACGCCAGGCATCCGTCAAGCTCATGGTTGAGGTATTCTATGACCTATATGCCAAATACCAGAATCACGCCCGATACTACATCGAAGCCAATATGCTCCAGGATCTACTCCTCGATGAGTTTACACAGGAAGGCAATATACGCGATCTGCACCTACCCATCAGAGCTGACCGCAGAGCCAAGCCCAATAAATACCTACGTATAGAAAATATGTCACCTCTATTTGAGAGAGGACTCATACGCATAGATCAGGACATACAGCAGACTCCTGACACTCAGGAGTTCATCAACCAGCTATTAGGATTCCCTTACGGACATGATGACGCTCCGGACGCACTCGAAGGCGCTCTGCACTACATTACCAAATACAACAGATCCTCCGGACGGTCACCCCGTTACGGTACATATACAGTCAAATCTAAATACAAAGAATAAATACCATGATACCTTTAGAAGATTATAAAGTATTCGTACAGGAAAAAAGAATGCAACTCATCCTCGAAGAGCAGGTAGCCATCCTCGAAGAAGCTGAACTCATAGCCCGAGCCACCATCAGAGACTACCTCTATCCATACTATGATTGTAACAGGATATTCCACCACGTAGACCAACACGCCAAACACCGATCGGTCAAACGATGGATCATGGTCATCACACTATATTATATATATGAGCGTATACCCGATGGTCTCGTACCGGCACGTGTAGTGAAAAATTATGATGATGTCATACGCATACTCACCAATATAAGTGACGGCAAAGGCGTAGTCGATCTGCCACGACTCACCACCGACAAAGAAGGGCAGGAAATGCCCAATACCAAGTTCAGATGGGGCAGCGAACAAAAACGGGATCAAGGCTAACACCATATACCTATTTAAGTAGTGTTTAAACTCCTCTTAAATCGACGTTGATACATTTTATATACATTCATCCAGATTATAAATAATAATGCCTTATATCGCAAAATAATGAAAAATTAATCCCGATAGTCCCGATAGCTATCGGGAGGATGAAAATTATCAATTATCAATTATCAATTATCAATTAAATAAAACATGCTTGACAAATTATTAAACATATTCAGGTCCAACAGACCCATGACATCATTGCACACCTATGATAGAAAGATACCCGTATCACGACAGCTACGCAGATACAACTATCGGGTAGATGCATCCCTCAAAGAGTGGAGACAAGCCGTATCACTCGCTGAAGATCCTGTACGACCCAACAGGTATCCGCTCTATATGCTATATAACAGAGTCATGGAAGACGACCAGATACTCGCACAGGTACGTACAGCCAGATTCAATATACAGATGTCAGACTACGAAGTACGTATCGACAATACACCCAATGAGGATCTGATACGCCTGCTCGATAGTCCATGGTTTTTCAAGTATCTGGAGTACTGCGTCGATACAGAGATGTACGGTTACTCACTCATCGAACCCATCACAGGCGATGATGGATATATCAGTCAGATACTCATCATGCCACGCGAACACGTAGCACCACCACTCCAGCACATACTATTCAATCCATCCGACGATACAGGTATGTCCTGGAATATGCCACCCATCGCCGGCAAACTCATAGGCATAGGCGACCCCGACGACTTAGGACTGCTAAAGTCAGCAGCCAAACTCATCATACGCAAGGATTACAACATCGTCGATTGGGGCAGACGCAATGAACGTTTCGGTATACCTTACATCACCATGAAGACCGCTTCACGCGATAAGTCCGAACTCGATGAGAAAGAACGTATGCTCGAAAACTTTGGCGCTTCCGGATGGGCACTCATAGATGATGAAGATCAGATAGACATCCATGAGCCCGGAAGTAACAGCTCCGGAGGCCATATGTCATTTCAGGACTTCCTCAACTATGCCGACCGGTGTATAGCCTTCCTCATCAATGGTACCACAGCATCTTCAGAGCAAGTCGCTTATGTAGGCAATGCCCAGGTACAGGAGCGACAACTCAATAAGTACACACTCGCACGTATGAGACGTATACAGTACCACATCAATTTTGAATTATTTCCATTTCTCACCACACACTTCAATTATCCACTTGCCAATGCACACTTCGCATTTAAAGACCTCGAACACAATGAAGAAAATGCAACCATCAACACCGACAATGCCAGTACCGACGCCAAAAACATGTCTTGATCAGGTAAATATACTGTACAATACCCATCACCTGTGCTGTGATGGATACTATACACTGGCACTAAGTGACACCACCGTATCACTGTGGAAGCTATTTACCAAAGCCATCAAAGCCATATTTTACAGACAAAACACCGACACACTCGATGAGGATATCACCATCAAAGAGTACGAGACCTTACATGACGCACTCCACGTAGCCGCTGCTGCCAGACATATCAACCTCACCGACTACAGAGATCCTCAGGCACGTACCCTGCAGCGATTGCGTACCAATCTCATCACCTTTGTAGCATTCAAAAACTACAACAGATCACAGGACATGATACGGGCACTCACCGACGAGCACGGCAAGATCCGTAGCTTTGCAGCCTTCCAGCGCGAAGCCATCAAGCTCGGAGAGTCCTACCTCAGACATCAGCTCGAAGCAGAATACACTACCGTCGTAGCCGCAGCACAGTCTGCAGCTCAGTGGGATGACTTCATCCGACAGGCACACATATACCCATATCTCGTATATAAGACCCAGCACGATGACAAAGTCCGACCGGCTCATGATCTCCTGCACGATGTAGCCAGGCACATTGATGACGCATTCTGGGACATCTACTATCCGCCCAATGGATGGAGATGCAGATGCTATGTACTGCAGGCTAAGTCTGACCAGGGATACAGGACAGAGCCCGACGCATACCCCGACGACAAATCCTTACCTCCCGTATTCAGACACAATCCAGCCAAATCAGGCAAGGTCTGGAATAATAAACATCCATACTTTCAGCATATCAAGCCGGAGATAAAGAAAAAAATATTGCGTACCAAATTTAACCTGCTTAACAATCAAAGACTATTTGACGTCATAGACGGTATTGAAGTACATTATAGCAATTATGGAAATGATAATTTCTTAAAAGAATTAAATATTGCTAAAACCATCCAATTTCAATTCCCAAACAATACCATTCAAATCCTTCCACAGATAGAAGAGAAAGGACTCAATATTCCCGACTTTAAGATAGGAGATACCCTACTTGAATACAAATCTTTTGATACTGTTAATATTTCAACTATCGAAAAACAGATTATCCATGCTACTATACAGCTCACTAATAATAGATATAAAGATGTACAGTCCAGAATCGTCTTAGTACAGTTTAATAATAATGTCGATGAAGATAGAATAGTAGGTAAATTTAATAGCATTGATTTAGTTAAACAATACAATATGCAGCTATGGATACGCAAGAACGAAACCATCATAAAGCACAAAGTCAATCCTGAACAAGACTGACTTTGTGGGCCGGGTCAGGCTATTTATTCAACCCATCCCTACCTTACGGCAATGCAAAGATACAACATTATATTTATTAATTAAAAATTAAAAATTAATCCCGATAGTCCCGATAGCTATCGGGAGGATGAAAATTTCCATTATCAATTATCAATTATCAATTATCAATTATCAAATTTAAATCAAACACCTATGAGTATCGTAAAAGTAGAGATTAATCATCTTATTAATGAATTGACTGTGGACAGCACAGTCCATGATATCCATACACAGATATCTAATGCCTTACAAATGGCTATAGATAATATCGAAGGTAAAGGTCATCATATTACTATCAATAATATAGTAGGTACCTTTAATATCCTCGTA